TGCTGCAGAACGATCTGCGGCCGTCGCGTTGACCCACGGCCGGAACTTAAGCAGTACCTCGCAGTCTGATCACGCAAAGATCGAGAGTCTCATGCCAGCACTCATCGAAGAAATGCGAGAAGATATTCGAAATAACCCAACGACTCGCGAGTTCGTGGTCCTTAAGCGCTGTTGGGTTTATAACAGCAGTGGTCCCTATGTTTCATACTATCTCGATGACCACGAAGACCTGGAGGGCAAGCTGCAGGTGCTTGCGAACCTTGGCTTCATCCGCGAAATCACATACAACAACGTACGTCGCTTCCTCTTCCAAGAAGAATTCGTGGACTACTTGACGGCAACTTGAGTAGCGAGGGTTGAAAGTTTGCTGTTTTCAACAAGGCAGTGGAGCGGTGAATCCGCTCACCCGCCAGACGTTAAACTGACACTAAAAAAAGAACCAGAGTGTCAGGCCTAAACATCTGACAGAACAGCACTTAAAACTGAAAATACAAAGTTTACAGGCAGAAGCACCGGCCTAAAACCGCCGGTGTTCTCCCACCTCGTTGAACAAAATGGAGGTAAAAATGTTTCATGGTATGAATAATCAGTTCCTTTACTCAGCGTATAAAATAACAGCAACATTTGCGGATAGCATTGGAAACGTTAAATCAGGAATAGGAACGTGTTTTTTTGTTAAAAACAAGAATGACGCTGTTTGTTTAGTTACAAATCGACACGTGCTTGATATTAACTATAAAAAAAGAAAAAAAGGCGAAGACACCTCTGATTACACCCTTCGTAAAATTGAAATATCCGGTAAAAGAGCCAGGTCTGGAGATAATTACCCAGAATCAGACATAAGTTTTTCTGTACTTCCCATCGTAGAATTCCATTCTGATATCAAGAACGACATTGCCTGTGTAACAAAACTACACCCTATAGATGGTAATGACGCCTACATTAGTTATTTTATTCCATATTCATTTATTGCACATGCTGCTGATTTTGAACAAAGATTGGTTGTTTGCGATTTTTTGGCATTTCCTGGATTCCCAGAATGGCATGACAAAAAAGAAAATCGTCCTATTTTGCGAACAGGAACCATATCAAGCGACCCGAGATTCAACTATTCCTATAAGGATTTAGTAGACGGGAATTGCGTCGCTTATGAAGCTTTTTCTTTCAGTGGATCATCTGGAAGCCCTGTTTTCGCTGTGCAGAAAGGGCCTGAGCCAGGACCAGGGATTAAATTTCCAGGTTTTCGGAAATTGCTTTTTGTTGGAATCAACGCAGGCCATTTGAATGCTGATGAAAAACAACATTCTGGAATTTCTTATTTTTACAAGTCAACTGCGATTTTAGAAGTTATCGACATTTGAGCGACTTTAAGTTCAACCACGCGCAACAGATGTGAACCCGCTGCGCTCTCAGTGTTTATACGGAGGTGATAATGCTTTCGGCGGAAGACAAGATGTATCAGATAGCAAAGTGTTTCGGTGATTTGAACAGTAAAGGCAAAGTCAAAAGGTTCCGTGCAAATGAGAAAGGGTATGCGAGGGTCAGAGACATCATAAGTGGGTGCACCCTATTTGTTATTCATACTAATGATGGAGAATTAAAAATTAGCCTTTTGATAACTTTGACGGCACTCTCAAAATACGAGGCAACTTGCCAGAGGGCAGTAAAGACATTCAAGAGTTTCCCAAACAATGACGTGAAAAAAGAAAAGTGGATACACGCATTGGAAAATAATGAGCGCGACCAGTACTCTGTTTACGTAACTAATCGCGACCTCCCCGAAATATTTAAGTTGGTCGACGAGTTGAAGGAAAAGTTGCTTTCTGTGTAGGGCGATCAAATTAATTATTAGTAATCCACCTGAACTCTCGGGGCAGGTCTTGAAAAATCACTTTTCAAGGCCTGTCCACGAACTTCACCGCTAATGACGCAAAGATGCGAAATTCTATCCTCCAAATGTACCGTAAATCCACTTTTGGAGCGCTGCCNNTTTTGATCGGGAAATCGTCATATTCCTTTCGCCATTTGATAACCGTTGCCTCTGATACCCGCAAAAAATCACATATTGCCTTCATTCCTACCAGGATATCGACCTCACTTGCTACGATGTTTCTCTGTGTTTTTGCCAAAGTTACCACCTCCGTTGTTTTTCTTTGCGGTGTTGCAGTGTTTTGTGTTCGGTCACTGGCTGTTGATGCTCTGTTTTTATGGGTATCCTGAGTTTCAGCATCTCCCGCAGCGCCAGAGCGTAATTGGTCACGTCGAAGTAGTCGTTTCGTCCCTTTGATCTGTGGTGTATCCATTTTCCCAATTCATCCTTTGTCTCTGTAGTGAAGTGCTTTGCAAACGATTCGTCGATGTCACAATGAAAGCTAATCGCTCCTGAATCATCCGGCTCTATTGCCAGAACTCTTTCCAATTCGTCTTTGAAAAAGTCTACCCGCAGGTTGACGCGGGTAAGTCCGCCGGGGATTGCTTTATTGCTGCCGGGATAGGTGGCGACAGGTTTGTAGCTGATCATCTCGCCGTTCCTTTCCGGAATACCTTTGACCGGAAGCATTACCCGGTTGCGGCTGCACCATTCGTAGACTTCAACAGTGCGGCTGTGCTTCTGCCATCCGGCCTTACCGCCGCCGGAGTCGATGAGACCGGATGCGACGCGGTAGAGGCGCCCTTCGTGATCCACCCAGTCAGCCGACAATAGCCCCTCGAGATCGGCAAATGTCATTACCTGGCCATGACGAACCAGATGCAGACTGATTTCGGGGGCATAGCCAAGCGACCATAGGCCGTAATAAAAGCTGCTTTGTTGAGTGTCCGCTATCAGGGCCAGCCGGGCGGTGTCTGGCGGTACGAGATTGCGCGGAAGTTCGGAACGGAAGCGTAAAATGCCCTCTACGGAAACTATCGGCTGTGTTTCCTCTTCGTAGTCCACCGCCTTAACCCCATGCGCCAGATCACGCTTGGCCGCAAGGTCGCCGGAACGGGCGGCAACGATGGTGATGGCGATGTCAGCCATTTTCATGTCCGGGGTGACAAAGCCGGAAAGGTGTACGCCGACTTTGGACGGGCGGGCGACATCGGCGCCTTTGACACAGAGCCAGTCACCGGTCCGGTAGGCGGCAAGGCGCCTGGTTTCGTCCCAGAGGGAACCACAGTGATTGCAGGCATATTCAATGGCTGTGGGATCCGCTTCGATGCTCTCGCGGGTGGCGTTCGTCGGGATGGTGAAGTGCTCTTCGTCCATAATGACCAGCTCACCGCAGTCGGGACAGCGACCGGCATATTCCCACACCTGACGACAGGCCGTCATTTCTTTGTAAATGTATTTTCCGGCCGGGGTGCTGGCGAAAAAGTGCTTGTGGGTGAGCGGGAAGTTTTTTGCGCGCTTGCGGATGCGCTTGATGGGATCGGTTTCGGCGCCGACCATGGACCATTTGTCCACCTCATCGTTAAAGGTGTATTTGGCCGAGAAGGTGGCCGTTGCTGCCGCGGAGTTTGCCCAGGCGGGATAGATGTTGACGCCGTGGGTAAGGCGGATCATGCCGAGGCCGGTGTGGTCCGCCTTGGGCGAGAGCCGCCGGGCAAGCACCGGGGAATTGCGCAGCATGGGGATCAGCTTTTCGGAGAGAATTTTTTTCGTCGGATCCTCTCCGCTGGCGGTGTAGAAGATGTTGCCGGGATCGCGGTCGATGCTCCAGCCGAGGCAGGATAACATGCAGTTGGTCTTGCTGGCCTGGTCCGGGCCGCAAAACCAGAGTTCGCGCACCCAGGGCTGCACCCACAGGTCCATGACCTTGGCGGCATGGGGGGCGATATCGCGCCGCCAGTGACCGGCAAAGCTCTCGGCGCTGCCCATGACGCGGTATTTCTCGCTCCATTCACTGGGCGGGATACGCTCCTTGGTTTTGAGCCGCGCGCGCACGCTTTTGCTGATCGTGACGGTAACGCGCTGGCCGGAGAGGGAACGGCGGCGGTGCTCGGGCAGCCAGGAGGGAAGCGGAAGTTTTCTGTCTGGTAAGAGGTTCATGGTTTATTCCTCATCCTCAAATTCCCCTTCCTCGAATTCCACCTCAAACCGTTTTCCATCAGCCACCTCATTGAACGCCGCATCGACAAACCCCTGCAGAGCCAGGGCGAATTCGCTGTCACGGCCAGGATCGCCGCCGGCTGTGAGGACCAGATGGGCGTGATCGAGATAGACCCGGTGGCGGAAAGTATCTTTCAAAATGCCCATAAGAGCGGCTTCGTGGGCTTCGGCGTCCTCGCGCAGGATCCATTTCTTGTCCAGTTCGCGTCGCATTTCATCAGCCTGCATCTCGGCCTTGTCGGCATCGGCCTTGACCTTGCGGGCTTCATCGCGCTCCCGTTCCAGAGAGTCGACCGGGTTGGAGCGCTTTTCGATATCAAGCTGCTGGCCGTACTGCATGACCTGAAAGCGGCTGAGGGTGCCGTCCTTGTGGATGGCAGGGAAGCCATCCTTGCAATCGCCGTAAAACTTGCCCTGGCTCACCTTGTATCCCTGGGCCTGCAGCCAGTTGAGGGCCTGGATGCGGTTTTTGAAGCGGTCACCGTCCGGGGCCTGGGTTTCCTGTGGGAAATACCGGGCATACAGGCGGTCGACGGTTTCCTCGAACAGAGCCCGAGCGGCATCATAGTCGTCTTTGGTGGCCTTGCCCGGCTTGTCCTGATAGGCTTTCATGGCCTGAATCCGGCCGTTATAGGCCAGGGTGAGTTCGGTCTTGTCTGGTTCGGAAACGGTTTCGAGGAGTTTGTGAAAACGGTCGGTCATGGTTAATGGGCCTTTGGCTTTCTCCATTTGAATATCCCCCAAATGGAGAGCGCCAGATAGAGCAGAAACATGGTTGCCTGGGCATATATTCCTTTGTAAAAATCAACCGCCGCCCAGGATGTGTTGGTCACGATCCAGATGTAGAAGCAGCGCCGGTCCTGATGGGTGTTGAGGATGACACCGATCAGGGAGAGGGTGGTGAGGAACCAGGTTGCAGTTGCCATTTTCTTATCCTTTCGCTTGTCTCAAATCTTCCACTGTGCTCACATATGTTCCCGGAAATATCCGTTTCGCAGCCAGGTGCATCTCCGCCACCTTTCCCGCCTGGTCTCCGGCCAGGTCCACCATTTGGCCAATGCGCTGTATTTCTCCGGCCGAGAATACAATTGCGCCTTCCCCTGAAAGACGTTGCCACTCCTCACGCCTGTCGGTGACCCAGTAGTCGAGGCCGTCAGGGGTGGCGATTCGGCAACAGAAGCTGGGATCAGGGTTCGGCGCCTCCGGGGCAGAAGTAGCTGCTGCCGATTGTGGGGCGAGTACGCTGCAGAGGTCTGCGGCGTTGCCTTCAAGTGCGCAATGGTTACACCTGAACCGATCCTGCTCCGGCCAGATCCTGAGCCTCAGGGCGCCGCCGCACGTGGGGCACGGTCCGGCGAATTCTCCAGGGGATATCTCCCGATAGTTCTTATTTCCCTTGATCAGATCCATGGCCAGCATTGCAATCTCCGTTTATTACGCTTTCAGAAGAATGATTACGCTTTTGATTACGCTTTTTGACGTTGTAATATGGTGTAATTGTTTATGTATTACGGTTATTACGCTTATTACGGTTATGTCTATATACGCGCGAGGCGTGTGTTAGCTGTGTGCTTTCTTCTACCTCGCGCGTATACGCGCGTACGATCTAGCGTAATAAGCGTAAGAATCCACTGTTTTCAATAGGTTGACCCGTAATCACAAGCGTAATCATGGCGTAATAACCGTAATCATTTGGTAAATTCTCCGGCCTTTGAGAAGGCGTCAAAGCATTCGGTCAGCCACTGTTCCTGTGTCTGGTTCGGCTTTCTGGCATAGTCCGGAGCAAGCAGTGCATCCGGGGGGAGTACCATTTTGCGCGTGATGCGGCTGCCGCTGAAATCCAGGGTGGTCACGGGGCCGTGGCGCCATCCGGGCATCATCTTCAGGTCTCCGATAAAATGCCGCTGGATACGGGGATAACGCTCACCGGTTTTGTCGCAATGCCGCCGGTAGATGGTATAAAGATGCGTGCCGAGACAGGGACAGAAGGGCAGATCCGGGATATCGCCCTGCTGCCAGTCGCGGATAAAGCTGCTGACACTGTCCATGCTGACCTCAATCAGGTCGGTTTTGGCTCGGGTCATGGGCGGCTTGGCGTGCGTATCGAATCCGGTCAGATCGAGATCCAGGAGGTGCTGGTGGAGTGCGGCGATGCCGCCGGCTTTGATTTCGTCGCAGACCTGGCGGTAGAATTGTTCGTCCAGTTTTTCCGGGGTGTGAATCACCACGTATCTCCGGTCATCTTTTTCCAGCACCAGCGGCTGGGTTTCGTTGGAGAGAAACACCAGATTGACGTGGTTGCGTTCATCGTGGGCGGCGACGTTTTTCGGGTTTATCCTGATCCATTCCCCGGTTACGAAACATTTCAGCTTGTTCTTGATGTGGAACAGCTCGGAGCGGGCAACTACCTCGTCGGCGATCAGGAACAGTTTTTTTGAAGCCCAGTCGTTGAACTTGTCTTCAATGGCGGCCTGGTCGACGATCCGGCCGTATTCGCCGTAAATGGCCATGATGGTTTCGAAGAAGAGATTTTTGCCGGTGCCCTGCGGGCCGTGGAAGATCAGCGCACTGCTCATCTTGGCGCCGGGGTGCTGGATGGGGTAGGCAATCCAGTTGAGCACCCAGCGGTAGATATTGTCCGAATGTTCTTCGTTGCTGCAGAGGTAGTGCAGCAGCTCCAGAAGGCAGTCGCATTTTCCCGCTTGCGGTTGTGTCGGCCAGCCACCCCACAGGTTGCATAGCACGCGCTTGTCACTGCCGGACGGGTCGAATCCGACTTCATTCAGGCGCACGACTTTTTTGTGCGCCCGCATGTCGCGCCAGCCATGCTCCGGGAGGATGTCGAGCACGTCCGCCTTCGGCACCAGGATGTGCTCCTGATGGTCGAACATGGTTCCCTTGCCGCCGTAGACCATGGAGAAACGCTCGACCGCTTCATCGATGGAGAGCATTGATTTAAGGGCGCTGCGCGCTTCCCCGGTCCCCCCGGATAAGGTCGGCCGGGATGATGTATCCCGCCAGTCCAGTTGGTCGATCTTGTCTTCGATCTGCCGCGCTACCATCTCAAGGGACTCCAGCACGTGGAGATCGTTGAAGTCGGTCGGACCCTTTTTGTCGGTTGGCCGGGGAGATGAGAACTCGGGACAGATCCAGGCTCCGTTAATGGCGATGGCTGCGGCCTGTGCGCTGATGATTCCGGCGTTGCTTTTCCGGTGCGGCTGGCCGCAGTGCTTACAGTCCGGAGTGGCAACTGGGGTGTAGAGTCCGCAGGCGGAGCATTTTTGCAGCCAGTCGTCATCGGCGCAGATGAGAAACCGCACCCGGCGCAGTTTGCACTTAAGCGCCAGGCAGGCAGGGAGGATGTTGTTGGCTGACCAGACCACAGCTACCGGATAGCCGGTGGCTTCATGTAGGCTGGCTCCGGTGGCGTATCCCTCTGCGATGAGCAGGATGTCGCGGGGGGATGGTCCGATTAGGTGGAATGTTCCCCGAGTCTGCAAGCCTTTTGGCCAGAATTCCTTGTCTCTTCCGGTTTTGGCTATTCGTTCGTGCCCCTTTGGCAAGATGAATTGCAGGCCGCGGATCATGTCGCGCTCGTCAACCATGGGTATGATGACTGAGCCTTGAGCGCTGAAACGCACGCCATAAGCGCCAACCTGTTTACGCGTGAGGTATTCGCTATCTCCATCCGGAGAGCATGCGGCCCAGGCTTTTTTTGCCCGGTCGGCGGCCCGGTCGGCTTCGCGCTGGCGTTCCGCCTCGGCGCGCTTCTGCGCCTCGCGGTGCCGTGCCTTCTGGGCCTCGATCTGTTCAGGAGTGAGGCGTTCCCGTTGCTGTTTCGGTAGTTTTACGGTCTGCTTGCCGTTGTCGTTGCCGCGATAGATGCCGTAGGCGCCGACGATGAAGGTCTCGGAGTCGATCAGAAACGTGGAAAGCCAGTACCAGCCGCGCTGTTCGCGGGACTGGTCTTCAGCCACTTTGCAGCGTTTGGGCCGGGCGGTGTCTACTTCGATATGTTCGACGAGCAGGCCGTAGTCACGCAGTTGGTCGAGTACATCGTCGTAGTTGGCTAAATAGGAATCGGACACGCTTCAGATCCTTAATAATGCGGCACTTTGAGCCGCAGGGTTACCCGGCGCACGGTGTCGACGGATACGCCGGTGCGTGATGCTGTTTCTTTGATATTGACGCCCCAGAACGACATGCAGGCGATCAACAGGATGGTGCGGTATTCGGCGTGGACGCCTTCGAGTGCGGTGCCGGATCGCGGGGAACTCTTGCGGCCGCAGTCACAGCGGATATCCCTGTCATCGAGCATTTTCTCGATTTCGGATCTGCTGAGGGAGCGTTTACAGCAGGGGCAGATTGGGGCAGGGCGCAGCAGTTGAAGCAAACTGCGGCGGCATACGGCTTCGTCTAAATGACCGATGCCGAATGCTCTGACTATTTGGCTGCCGAGGCTTGATGCGTCAAAAGCCGGTAAATTGTTGTAAGTCATTGATAAGCCTCGTAAATTACATTATTACAGTGACAAGGCAAAAATTATATGGAGTTTTACACAGAGGGTCGAATTACCCTCGTCTCAGTAGCCGCAGGAAGGACCCGCGACGTCAAAATCATGGCGGCCCGGACTTGATGTTTTTTGGCTACTTATCGTTGTCTCATGTTTGATTACCTGGTTTGCTGCGCCTATCCTATGAC